TGGGGTGCTTGTCAGCCACACCCTTGCTTGTGTTGCCAAACCTGATGGAAGAAATGCTTTAAGTATGTCCGTCTTGATGAAAGAACACTCGTCAGCAATAATTACATGGGGTGAGTAACCTCTCAACGATACACCTGTTTCGCCTGTTGCTCTTGTGATTATTTTTGATGATCCTGTATTATCTAAAAATCTAACGTGCATTTCTGTTTGTGTGTTTCTTACAATATACCCCTTTAGAAAATCATTATTTACTATCAAGTCCCTAATTCTGCCGAACATGATTGTAGCCTGATTTTGTGTAGGTGCTGCAATTACTATGGTACAATCTGTATTTACTGTCTTTAACATAAGTGGTGCGAAGAACGCAAAATGTATTGCCTTAACTGCTGTACTCATTGTTTTACCTACCTGCCTACCTGATCTATACACAATAAACCTGTCCTTACAATTCACATATTTCTCATTATATGGGAATAATTCATGGTTGAGAAATATCTTACTGAATTTGGCTGGGTTACTTGCACACTCTGTTAGGGTTTGAAGGAAGTTTTGCCTTTCTTCTAACACTTCTTTCTGTGGTCTAGCCATTCTTTATTTCAACACTCACAGCTACAATTCTTCGTTTAACCGATTTAAGTCTATTCTCCAACCAATCTCTTTCTCTCTTATCTGTTTCTTTTGGTATGGATTCCTCTAACCTTTTCTCATAATTCTCATATTCTAGCAGATGTCTTTCATCATCATTCATGGCAATCACACTCACATTCTGTACAGTTATAATGAACCTCTTGGTAATGACCACACTTCATACAATACCCATTAGTTTTCTTTTCATATTGATTATTCATATCATGCTTTCTTTCATGCTCTGAAATATTTGCATTAACCAGTGCCAATCACCATATGCTTTGTTTTTATGTGGAATATAACTTGTTCGGCACAGCAGAACTCCTTACCACAATGAATACAATGCTTTATATCATATGCTTTACTCATTCTGATTTCTGTGCCTTTATCTGTCGAAATATGTTTGAGATGTCACCCTCTTTGGTATATTCTGCCTTTTCTGTTAGAATCACCTTTGAGTTTAATTCGTTTAAGCCTTTCATTATTTGTAAGAATGAGTTTATTTCTGCCTTTGTGTTTCTATCAGGTATGTTTCCATCCATCTTTGATTGTGTCAATGCCATTAATACGTTTTCAAATGATAGTTTTGCCAGCATATCTAACATCTCTTTTAAATCTTCTGGCTTTCTAGTATCTAATTCGTTTATGAACTTAATGAAATCTTCCCTGATAACACATACTGAACCAGCTTCATACTTTGGACACTTACCATTACCACCATCGTCTATGCTTCTATATACACATTGATCACATAACGCTGGTATGTTTGCAGTTTTTAAGTGTTTGGCAGAATTGAATGGGCTAACCGTTTTTCTTTTATCAAGCACGACCTCTGCCTTTTTGCCTATTGGCTTGATTCTAAATATATCTCCCCCACTCTTGTCCATATCGCAATTACTAAAACAAAGTATTTAAGGATTACTGATTGAAGTTTTCATCATAGCAACCATATCTTTTCAACTGTGGCATGAACATCAAAGCTATTGGTGCTTTCAACAAAGCATTGTAATCACATTCTATTATTTTTTCTACCGTTATGCCTACCTTTTCTAAATATTCTTTGTGGTGTTCACATAGATGACGTAATATGGGTATCATACCCCTACCCCTTTCACCAAAATACATCTTAGAAGTAGAGTTGTTTAGCCACACATCCGTCTTTTTTGACAGTACACCACTTATCCACATGGCTGTATTTACACTTTCAAACATTCCACTGTCGATATATTTAGCTTTAGCTAAACCATGATATTGTATATTTCTAGGTAATCTTCTTATTTGTTCTCTCATATCTTCCCTGTTTCTCATTTCACCAACACCCACAAATGTGTTTGGTTCTGCCCTTAATTGAGCAATATGTTGAAGAAAATTACCCTGTAATGTGGGTATAGTCCAATCTATACCATCCTCTCTTTCCTTTTTTAAATATTTTAAAGTATCACCCATCTCATAATACACATCATACTGTGTAGCCAAGTCATAATATTCTCTCTTATCCCTTAGAAACTGATGATATTTTTCTGATTCATCTTTAGTTCCTGGCACTACAAAAATCGATTCAAACTTAGGTCTAAATTTTGTTATATTTGCATATGAATACCTATGTGAAAGCATGACATTTTTAACACCTGATTGTTCTAATGCTTCTAAAGTAGCCTTGTTATTTGCATTGAAGTATAATTTCATTCATACTTCGTTCTGTTATCTTCAAAACACATTGTTGCGAAAGGACACATACCATCACAAAGAAAGTTCTTTGTACGTTCTGGTAAAGTCTTTTTGGTTAAGGCATCTTTAATTGTATTTGCCTTTTCTATCATTTCTATTAAAGTCTTATCAGGATCATCTAGTTTAAAAGATATTGGTTTTGGTATATCCCTACTGTCTTTTTCTACTTGGTTAGATATATAAATCACACAACCACGTTTTGCTGTAATGCCATAACATTTTTTTAGTAATGCTGCATATTGATTAATCTGAATCTTGTGTTGGTCACTTACTTTTGAAGTAGCCCTTGAAAAATAACCTATTGAACCTGTTGTTTTCTTATCACAAATAACCCATTCGCCTTTTACCTTGATAAGATCATCTATGCTTCCGTATATTATATCTAGGTGTTTTGGATCATCCTCTTTTAATTTTTGAGCCCACTCTAATTCTACTGGTTTATCTTCAACATAGTCATATCCTAAGAATTTCTCATGATGTTCTAAATCTGCTAGTTGAGAGTGTGCGTGTACTAATTGACCAAAATACATACTTTTCATATCTTCCGTACTCATTCCTAATTCAGGAGATATTTTTTTATAGATTACATTTCTCATACAAGGTTTAATTAAATCACTAACATGAATCTTACCTAACCTAGGTGTTCTCATAGCTTCTACTTGTGATTTCCTCCACAAAAAGTAGGCTTCATTGTTAATATCTTCTAATGTTAGCATACAGTATATAGAACTGTTGCATATATAAGTCTTTATCTAATAACTTTCTTCTAATATAAATTGGAATGTTTCTGTTTGTTCTGATATGTCACCGTTTGAATCTTTCAATTCAACTTCCCCAGCCCATATACCAGCGTTTGCTACTACTGTGTCTGCTGCTGTTAGTGAATATGATATTACACCAGAAGCCCTTGTTGTAAATACTACATTACCATCAATTACAAGTGTGCCACCTGGCTTCCAAACTTTCCATTTTCCAGTTGCATATGTGGTTGTGTTTGAAAGGTCTTTTCCTACACCCGAACTATCAGCTACAGTTAATTGTAACGTAGTCCTACTTCCAGCTTTTACCCTGAATTGGATGTTTCTGCCTACCATATCTGCACTACTCATGTCTAGTCACCTCTTGTTACCTTATCTCTCTTATAAGTTTTTACTGTTTCAGATGTGTCGCTTCCCCTTGTGGTCTTGGTTCTGTCTGAAGTTTTTAATGTGGTTGTGATAAGAACTGAAGCATCTACAAGAACCAATTTTATTACACCCTCAATGGTGCTAATTCCCTCATTCACAAATCTCTTTAATGAGCCTAATCTTGTAGCTGATTCTGATATTTGTAACGTTTCTGCCACAATCCTCTTCATAGTTCCTAATCTGCTTACTGCCTCTGATATACCAAGAGATTCATTTATTACATGGACTAAAAGATATACCTTTCTATATGTTGATTCTGTGGTCTGCATTATTTCATTGATAATCCTAACCAATATCCTAGTTTTTAATCCATCAAATTCCTGTAACGACACACTTTCAGATACAAGACGGTACATATTTCCTAGTCTTGATATGGATTCTGAAATCTGTAATGTTTCGTTTATTGCTTGAATGATAGTTCTTAACTTAATTACTGATTCTGATATACTCAATGATTCGTTTATCATTCTTACTAATACAAACACTTTTGAAGCTGATTCAGATAACTGTAATGTTTCTGATATTACCCTCTTTATATCTCCAAGCCTTGTAATAGATTCTGATATTTGTAGTGTTTCATTTATAACATGGATTAAGAGATATAATTTCTTAACAGATGATTCTGATAGTTGTACCACTTCAGAAACAATCCTAAACATTGTTCCTAATCTATTTACTCCTTCAGATAACTGTAATGTTTCATTGACATATTTATTAAATCCAAGTATCTTATTCTTGGCTGTTGATATTTGTAGGGTTTCAGCAACCATTTTAACCAATGATCTGACAGTTCCATCAAACTCTTGTATAGATACACTTTCATTCACAAACCTACCCAAATTCATTAACCTTGATACAGCCTCACTTGACTGGATAGTTTCATTAATAAACCTCTGAAGTCCACCAAGTCTTGATACACTTTCTGATGTTTGCTCTGTTTCGTTTATGTATCGCTTTAATGCACCAAGTCTTGTAGCCAATTCAGATGTGCTGACAGATTCACTAACTATATAGAATCTAGTTCTTAACTGATTAATTACCTCTGACATCTGTTCTGTTTCGTTTATCAGTTTGATAAGACCTATCACACTTCGTATATTTTCAGATGTTTGTAGAGTTTCATTCACAATTCTAGCCATAGTTCTTACAGTTCCATCGAATGATTGAACGCTTATACTCTCATTTACATACCTAGTTAGTTCTCCAAGCCTTGTTATTAATTCTGATACGCTTTCAGATTCATTGACAAGTTTGATTAGACCTATTACTGTCCTTCCTACCTCTGATGTTTGCTCTGTTTCATTGACAAATATGTACCTATCTCTGTACGAGAGGAGGGATTCTGATGATTGTAATGTTTCGTTTGTATGTTTGATTAGTCCTATTACTGAACGTTCTGAATCTGCAACAGATAGAGTTTCATTTAATATTTTGATTAGTCTTGGGTTTCTGTCAAATACATTTTCTTGGAATATGTTTGTTTGAAATGTGTAATCCCCGAACTCGTTGTCCTGAAATGCGTTGTCTTGAAATACGTTATTCTGAAAGACAGCAGATACTATAGCCAATTATGTTATTTGTGTCCACACGGTTGCCGATGTTCTTACATAT